GGAGTCCCCCAAAGAAGAAGAAGAGTATTCGTCATCGCTAGTTGGGATTCTTCAGCCCTTGCAAGAAGTAATGGAAAAATACTATCTATCCCCGAAGACAGCAGGGGGGATATTAAGAAGAGCAGAAAGAAAAGGAAACCTCCTACCAGAACCTCTAAGAACGGCTCTGGTGAATCTATCTGGTATGGACAATCCGGACATGGAAAGTGGACAGAAGGGGGAATAACCCTTGCTGCTAGTGATTATAAGCGCCCTGAGAGAAACTTTATTCTTGAGCCTTTCGTAAAAGCTAAGAGAGCACAAAGCACAGAGGATGATGAGTCTTGGATTGACAATGCAGTATCTCCTACTCTTAATGCTTTTGATAACACAGGAGATAGTCGTTCAACTGTCTTGATTGTTGATGGCACAAGAGTTAATGATGTTCGTATCTATGATGATGGGATCATGCCAACTCTTAAACACAGGATGGGAACTGGAGGTGGTCAAGTACCTCTTATTGCTGAAGAAGTTGCTATCCCAATTCAGGGAACAATCATTGGTCGTTCAGATACAGCAGGTCCACAAGGAAAAGGTTTTGGAGATATTGGAGACCCTTCGTATACATTAGATACGGTATCTCAGCATGGTGTGATGACACCAGACCTTGTTCTAAGAAGATTGACACCACTAGAGTGTGAAAGATTAATGGGTTTCCCAGATAACCATACACAATACGCTTCTGATGGTAAACTGATTGCCGATACAAACCGTTATAAGATGTGTGGTAATGCAATTGCTACACCAGTAGCGGAATGGATAGGTAAGGAAATAAAGAAGCTAGTAGAAAATGGAGAAGTCAATGTATGAAGACAGAGATGAAATTGTCAAAGAAATTGTGACTAGATTACGAGAAGCAGCACAAGTTGATGAATACTATGCAGTCACTATGCATAGACCAATGTTGATTGTTATTGCTGATGAGATTGAAAGACTGCAGTTGGAGTTATCCGAAGTGAAATTCGAATACCAAAAATTATGGGAAAAATATAATAGGAGAGAAAATAATGGCTGATATAGTCGTTGACCAAGAATTTTTAGCAACACAGATGGGTGATAAAGCCCATGAGTTTATTGAATGTATGAGAATTGTCCAAGACATTATTGACAATCCGGATCATTATGTTGGTATGCAAGCAGTTAAGTATGCAAATGTGTTAGCAGCTTATAGAACTCAGATGATTGTAAAGTCTCAGGCCTTTAAGAGAAGGTCAAGCCTTATGAGTGAGCAAGATAAACTTGTTAATGATATTTGGAAGACAATGTATGAAGCCTTGTCTGAGAATATCAATGCTCTTAAGATTGCTAGTAAAGGGTTTTACAATTGAAATCTTTAAATGCTCTAAGAAAGCCTAAAGAAGAAAAGATTTTAAAAACAGATGAGCAGATTACTCATGAACTTTTAGAAGCAATTGATGCCAACTTAGAGAAAAGAAATGCTCCAACTGTAAAGAAGGTTGGCGGATTTCATCCAAGTTATACAAATCAATGTGCAAGATATTGGCATTACCTTTTTGAAGGTACAGATGTAACAACATCTTTTAAGCCTCAGACTTATCGTATCTTTGATAATGGTCATGCTGTTCATGAGCGTCTTTATAGTTACCTTCGAGAGATGGGTATTTTAGTAGCCGAGGAAATTCCAGTAACTTATGATGAACCCCCAATTGAGGGCACTGCTGATGGTATAATAGATTGGTATGGCCATAAATTAATTGAGTTAAAGTCAATTAGTACAGAGGGTTTCCTATACAGACAACTGCATCAGAAGCCCAAAGATGATCATTACAGACAGGCTCAGATTTATATGAGGTGTCTAGATTTAGATAGCGGTTATGTTATCTATGAGAATAAAAATAACCAAGAAATACTTCCTCTCTATATCGAGAGGGATGAAGCCTTTATAGATAAACTATTCAAGAAGTATAGTAAAGTTTATAAAGACTTTAAAGAAGGCAATATGCCGACTCAGCCATACAAGAGGACATCTGCAAAGTGTGCTAATTGTGATTTGGCTGATAAATGCTGGTCAGGGGATGTATAAGCAGGAAAAACGAGAATGTCGCAACGAAGAATGTAAGAAAGAATTTATAGCTAAAGTTTATAATGCTGCATATTGCAGTGTTGAGTGTAGAAGATTAATTACAAATAAAAAACTATTGGATAAGTATTATCAGAATAAAGATAATATGTCTAAAAAAAGAGTTTGTAAAACATCAAGTTGTTCAACAGTATTATCAAGATACAATAAAGAAAATATCTGTGAGCAATGTAAAGGTGAAAGATTCATAAAAAGATTAGTTTCTTGGGGATATGACGAAGAGAAGCTAAGAAAAGAGGTATAATATACCTTATGAGTCTTAAGAATATCGTTAAGAAAGAAAAATGGAACAGGGTCATTGCTATCGACCCTGCTTCGCATTCTCTAGCTTGGGCTATTTTAACTTATGACAAAGAATTAATTGCTACCGGCAAGATTGATCTCACAAAAGAAAAAGAACAGTCGCAAAAGTTTAATAAGATTAAAAAAGAACTGGTTGCTATTGTTCAAGAATATAGCCCAGATGTTGCTGCTATTGAGCAGTCTGTTTATATTCAAAACTTCCAAACAAGCAGGGTGATATCTTATATCATCGGATTCACTTGGGGAATTATTTCAGACCAGTGTGATGCTATTGAAGATGTCAGCCCTTTGGTCTGGAAGCCTGCAATCGGCTATAAGAATGTTTCCAAAAGAGACGGTGAAGTTTTATCTAAGAATGGCAAAAAGGGATCTCTTCAGGTGAAAATGAAGAATGAAAGAAAAGAAAGAGTTCGTGAAATTGTTTCAGTTTCTTTTGGTAAAGATACACCTGGTATTGAAGATGATGATATAGTTGATGCAATTGGTATTTCTTTATGGTATTGGAAAGTTAAAAAAAATGGCTGATGAACCATACAAGCAAAAAGAATGGCTTTATGAACATTATGTCAAAAAGCGCATGAACCTAACAGACATCTGCAAGGTTTTAAAACAGTCTTATAATATCGATGTTACACCTCAGGCAATTTATAACTGGTGTAAGAAATATGATTTATTAAAGTTTAGAGGCAAGGGAAGGAATCTTGCTTCTACTGCATTGAGAAGGCCAAAATCTCCTTTACAACTTGAAGTTGAAAAGCGTAGGCGTGATCAAGCAAAACAAAACAGAAAAAGAAGAAAAGGATTAGGAAGATAATGAAAAGAAGTGTGACAGCAAGAGATATTTCAACTTTTGCAAAATTAGATATGCTTTACAATCAGGTTCGCGTGATTGAAGCAAAACAAAATGAAACAAAGTATAAGTGCTTAGGTTCTGGAGAATGCTGCCATATTGGTTTAGTCATTCCAATGACTGAGTGTGCAAATATTGCATTTAAGTTGAACCAGCAATACTACCTTGTTATGGAAGATAAGGGCAAAGAAGCTGCTGACGAATGGTTTGCCGGGATGGTAGACGGTTTGAAGGAGCGCATGTATGATGAAACATGGCAACATGGTGGAGAGTCAAAGAAGTATTGTGCTTTCTACAAGGGTGGTTGCACAATTTATGGCTACAGACCAATGGTTTGTAGAACATTTGGCACTATCACATCTGTTGACAACTACTGCCCAAGAATCAGAAATGCTAATGGAGAGATTGATCATTTCACAGGTGAGCCTGTCAAGAAGGTTATTAGACAGTTCCAAGACTTGTTGAGAGAATATGCTGAAGATAAGCATGAGAATTATGACATGACAGTTTATATGCCATTGGGCGTTCTTAGCTTCATCCTTTCAACAGAAGAGCTGCAAGAGTTAGCTGATAATACAGATCCGAAATTCTGGGTTGGTACATCTGGCTGGTTTAATTATCGTGTTCAATATACAAAACAACATGGGTATACTCTTGTTGAACTCAAGAAGTCTGCTGAATCTGTTGGAAAAGAACTTGCGTTTGATGTAGAAGAGTAATAATGAAAATTATTTGGAATGGGACAAGCCTTGTCTCTCCGCGTAGTGACGGTTACAGCGTTGCAGAAAATGAAATCTGTAACCGTCTACAAGCGTTGGGTGTTAAATTCGACAAAGAATGCTTAGTCCCCAAGAATGTCCGGAATGTTATTGCAGCGGGCATTGGTCTTGGCTATCAGTCCGATTATACAGAAGCGATTGAGTCGGATATTTTAATTAACAACAGATTGCCAATTGACTACTCTCTTTGCAATGGCTACAGCATTGGGTTCTCCTATTGGGAGACTAATCGCTTGCCAGATGATTGGGTTGTAAAGATGAACATGATGGATGAGATCTGGACAACCTCCCAATGGGCAAAGGATGTTTTTATTGAGTCAGGTGTCTCTGTTCCAGTTTTTGCATTCAATCTTGGTGTTGATAAAGACCTGTATCAACCATCATTAAGAACATATAAGCAATCAAAACCGTTTACATTCTTGTGCATTGGTTCTCCATCAACAAGAAAGAATTCACAAATGACAGTTGATGCTTTTGTAAAACTTTTTGGTAAGGATGAAAGATTCAAGTTAATTTATAAATCAATGGGATCTCCTGATGCAAGACTAGACAGGAATGGCCCCAACATTAGATCAATTTATAATCACCCTACTATTGAGGTTATTGAAGATGATCTTTCAAGTTTAGAGTTGTCAAAGTTATACGAGAGAGTTGATTGCGTTGTTTACCCAACTAGCGGTGAAGGCTGGGGAATGCTCCCATTTCAGGGGATTGCTAAGGGGATACCAACTATATGCACTAATGCAACCGCCTGTACTGAATATGCAGAGTGGTCTGTCCCATTAGATTATCAATGGAGCACATACAACATATCAGGCATCTATTCAGATAGTGGCGATTGGGCAGAGCCAAACTTTGATGATTTATGTGATAAAATGTTATATGTATATAATAACTATGATCAAGTATCAGAGTTTACATATAACAATGCAGTTGCTAATTATGAAAAGATTACTTGGGATTCTGCAGTGGAAGGGTACTACGAAAGATTATGTCAGATATCGAAAAGTCTAAAACATTAATAGACAAAATCAAAGATGTAGAAGAAGTCGGAAAACTTCATATTAAAGGCTATTCAATGCATGAGATTTCATCTCTAATGACATTGAAGGCAAATGAAGTCAAAGAATATATTGAAGAATATAAAAAGATTCTAAACAAGCAGGTTGAGCATGACCCCTACTTCCTTGAAAGGGTTCAGTTCAATACAATCAAAGCTCTCCAAGAGTTTGATGAACTTAGCAAAGAAGCTTGGGAAACAATCAATATTGCAACTGATCATGGAATGGTTCCTGCAAGAATTCAGGCAATCAAACTTGCCGGTGAACTGGCAACAAAGAAAGCTCAACTTCATAAACTTTTAGGCGTTAACACCTCTGATGGAGATTACATTGCTCGAATGCAAAAGGCTGAGAATGTTAATCAGATTCTCTCCAGAGTTCTCAGGGATGTTATTTCTAAGCATCCAGAGATTGCTGATGCTGTTCGAAGAGAATTAGCGATTGCTTTTGAAATTATGGCGAATGAGGAAATCATCCAAGATGATTCAATTGAGGATGCTGAAATTGTTGAACCAAATAAAGAGACCCAAGATTAAAGCATTACCTACTATGTCAAGAGACGGTAAAACAGTTCATTACCTCTTATGTCAAGAGACGACAAAACAGCTCATTACGCTGTATAAATAAAAGGAGATAACATGACAGACTTCATGGGAATGAATCTTAATTATGATGATTTTGATAGACTTCTTAATCAAGATGAATTATTAGAAGAACCTGTATCAATTGAAGTATTTGTTACAGACAAAAAATATCTTGGATTACCGAGTCTATCGGAAATCCAATTAGAAATCGTGCGCCATTCAACACAAATTTTGAAAGAGCATACTCTTCAAAAAATAATGGGTAAAGAAGCTGGCTCTGAATATTATAAGAAGTATACAGACAACGAAGTTATTTGCATGTTAGGTAAAGGATCTGGCAAAGACCATTGTGCAAGAATTTCAATGGCTTATACCGTTTACTTATTGCATTGTTTGAAAGACCCATTAGGTTACTACGGCAAAGCAAATGGTGTTTATATTGACTTGCTTAACTTGGCCGTTAATGCTCAGCAGGCTCAGAGAGTTTTCTTTGAACCTTTTAAGAACTTATTACTTAGTTCTCCTTATTTTAACCAAGTTGGTTTTGAACCAAGAGTTTCGGAAATCTTTTTCTTTAGCAGACCAGTAAGGTGTTTCTCCGGTCACTCTGAAAGTGAAGGTTGGGAAGGTTATGAAGTTATGACAATAATTCTAGACGAAATCGCAGCCTTTAAGACTGATGCCGAAGTTAAAGGAGATACTAGATCTAAAGGATCAGCTTCTGCTATTTATAACATGAGTAAGTTATCTGTTATGTCTCGTTTTCCAGAAGTCGGTAAAGTTATTCTTCTGTCATTCCCTCGTTATAAAGGTGACTTTATTCAGCAAAGATTCTTTAGCTCTAGAGAAAAGAATGAGCCTAAAACTTGGTCAATTAAAGCTGCTACTTGGGAAGTTAATCCAACTATTCACCGGCATCAATTAGAATCAGAATATATTCGTAATCCAATTGAAGCAAGAGCTAGATTTGAATGTGAACCTCCAAATATGGAAGATGCTTACTTTAGAGACCCAGATTTGGTCCGTAAATCATTTTTACATGCTGAGAATCCTCTTGATGATGACGGTATTTATAAGCCTTGGTTTAACAATCAAGATGGTCATAGAAGATTCATTCACATTGACTTGGGGCTTAAGAGAGACCGATCTGCATTATGTATGACTCATTGTGCAGGTTTTAAAGAGCTCAAAACATCAATGGGTGTTGAGGTACTTCCTATTATTAATGTTGACTTAATTCATTCATGGGAAGCTCAGCCGGGAGCTGAGATTAACTTTGCCTCTGTTCGTCAGATGATTGTTGAGTTATGTAGAAAGTTTGATGTTGCTAAAGTTACTTTTGACCGTTGGCAATCTATTGAAATGATCCAGAGCCTTAAATCTCTTGGAATAAATGCAGACTTTCATAGCGTTAAAAAAACAGACTATGACACATTAACAAGTGCTATTTATGATACAAGATTACGCGGTTATTGGAATCAGTTATTGGTTGAGGAAGAACTTCTTAAATTGAGATTGTTTTCAAATAATAAGATTGATCACCCCAATTCCGGGAGTAAAGACTTAGCTGATGCATTGGCCGGTTCTGTTTATCAAAGTATTCAACATATGGCATTTGAAGCAGAAATTGATATTGAAATAATTGGTTCAGACTTTAAGCAATTTGAAGATTTAGAAGATAATGAAGATTTTGGCACTGTTACCGTGTATAATTCTGATATGGAGCAATTTGTTCCTGGGTACGCAAAGTATGAATTATCTACAGAAAAGGGAGAACAATGGCTAGAAAGCCTATAAGAAGTGAAGACTTTAATCCGTCTTACGATGAAGTGATTGGTGAACTAAGCAGCACAATCTCAAAGCTTATTGTTGAGAATTCAATTCTCAAGATTACGATAAGAAAACTTGAGGAGTTCGTCAATCAAATTGATCAAAAGTCTATTTCATCCAAAGATGAAGACATAAAAGAATTTTAAAAAACTTTTGCTAAGAGGTTGTGTCTGCGATTATGCCGAGATAATCTTGTTTCTACAAGGGGAAGACATCCCCGAAATATACCTAGATAACAAGGAACAAAAAAATGACACTGCAAATCACTACCGTTGATAGTTTCCCTCAGATTACCCGTTCGGGTAGAACATCTGCTGAGCTTCAACAAATTATTGATTCATTGGTTGAGTCCAGTAAAACTGGTAAGACATTTATGATTTCAAATGTTGAAGAAGGAAAGAAGTTTAATTCTTTACAGCAGAGAATTCGTGCTCAGGCTAAGAAGATGGAACTTAAGGTTATGATTCATTTTGATAAGACTGAGGGAAATCTTTACTATAAGTCTCCTCTTCAGGCAGGAAAGATGACAGAAGTTACTGCTAAGGATATTAAAACAGTTAAGACCTCCCCTAAGGTCAAGGCATAAATAATTTAAAATAAAAAAATCCAAAGATTTTTTAGCCAGTCCGTAATGGGCTGGCTTTTTTTGTGTATACTTACGGCATGACAATATTTAAAGAACAATCAATAGAAATCTCTCCAGAAGAAATTAATTCTTGGTATCCAATGATTGCATTACCTTGCTATGATCAATTAATTTCAGAACCAACATTAATGTCAATTGTAAGAACAGTAATGCAATTCAAAGAAATTGGTTTGAAGTTTTCTATTTGTACAATGAGTGATTCTCTTATCTCAAGAGCAAGAAATCAAATTGCAGCTAAGTTCCTGGCAAATCCGGAGTTTACACATTTGATGTTTATTGACTGTGATCTTGGATTTAAAGGAGATGATATCATCAAACTTTTATGGCACGATAAGGAAGTCGCAACAGCTGCCTATCCTATTAAGGATGTTAATTGGCCTTTAGTAGCAGAGAATGTTAGAAATGGTGTAACGCCAGAAAAGCTTCTTGAGAATTCATTACGATTTGTTGTTAATACAGTAAACGAACAAGGTTCTAAAGTAAAAGTAGATAAAGGTGCTATTCAAGTTTATGATGCCGGCACTGGTTTTATGCTTATAAAAAGAGAAGTATTTGAGAATCTTATCAATGCTTATCCGGAATTAAAATATGTTGATGACACAGGTGGACTGAGCGGAGAAGAAAATAATTGGACTTACGCTTTCTTTAATTCATATGTTGATCCTGAGACTAAGAGATTCTTATCTGAAGACTACGGTTTCTGTAGATACTTACAAGAAATTGGTGGAGAAATTTGGACTGACCCATCAATTGAAATGTTGCATTTAGGTAGAATGAGATATAAAGCTACAATGTTGGATTGGCTTGAGAGACACGCTACTGCTGTAGACTAAAAATCACTTGAAAATCTGATTTTTACCAAAGCAGCTGAGATGGCAAGAAATATATACTAAATTTTGGTATAAGAATAAGATAAATCGCGCCCCGTTAATAATTTAATAAATGATTTATCCAATAAGTTATTGAATAACTTTGAGAAGCCCTTGATCAAGAAATTGATCCGGGGCTTCTTAATTCCCCTGGATGATCATTCATTAATGATTTAATGCGACTCCCGGGTAATCTTTGATCAATTCATTCATTAGATCTGCATAGAAGCCTCGATCAAAGGCTTTGCGTAAGGCTTTATTAAATAGCACACGATTCTCTGACACTAAACCTACGGTCTAAAAGAACTTTAGAATTTCTTTTTTCCTTGGTAGTCTTTGATTTTTCTTCACGATAGAATGAAATTCAGCGTTCATCGCGGTCTTAATTAAGAAATTAATTAATAATAATAACAATTATTTTAAGGATAAATTATGGATAGTAATTTAGAAAAAAATCAAGCTGAAGTTTCTGAAAAAACTAAAGCTGAACTTATTGACGAAAAGTTGATGGGTTTAGAAATTGAGGATGGTGATAAGAATTACGGAATTATTTGTCGCATTACTCAAACAAATAATGACTTCAAGGTTTACACAACTCTTGGTTATTCTTTTAATGCAGGCTTGATCTTAAACTTAGTCGCGTTGGTAAATCTTCACGAAAAAGCTGCGAAAAAGGCTGAGGAAAATGTTGACCCAAATGTTGAGATTTTGGCCCCTGCATTTATTGATAATGCTAGATTATCTAATAAGATTATGTCTAGGTCTAAGCCTATGGCTCATTCAAAGCAATTGCGTTCTAATGGTTCTATCAATAATACTGCAAAAGTTAGTAAAGATGAGGAGATCGTTATTACTTCTTATACGAGTAAGCGTCAGTCTTTTGTAGAAGATATTTCTTACAATGCGACTAAAAACAAAAATGGTCTTACGATTGACGAAATCTGTGAGCGTGAGAATATTTCAGTCAATGAGTATTTCGAATCAAGAAAGGAAATAAATAATGGACAGTGAAAAAGAAATAGAAAGACTTAATAAAGAAATTGAGTCTTTAAAAAATGAAAGAGATCGGTATATTAATTCTTGGAGAATGGCTCTTAAAGATGGAGCTATTGCTAAGGAAGATA